TCCTAGAGTCTCCTGTATATCAGCAGATAGATCCTCTAGAGGTATGCCTAGTCCTCCAGCACCAGAGGTCTTGTTCTCGTATGCTTTGATGTTGTCTCTAGCTATCTTCAGGTAGTGATCCGGGTCGTGAAACTCTGACACACCAGCTTGAGACCATTCACCTGAAGTAGACAGATTATATAAGACTTTATTGCTCAAAGACATGTTCGTACCTTGATGAAACTCATATTAGTGTCGCTTTTATATTATTTATCGAGAGTATCGAGATATAAATATTATAGCATATCGTACGCGGAGATGATCTCTATGGCAGGAAAGATTCAATCACTTCAATACAACGTCGATCAGACTACATCATCGACTGAGAAATATACAGCTCAAAAGAACCTGTTCGGCTCTTTTGGAAGCGCTCAAGCTGGAAAGTCCCTTGTCGTAAATTCCGAAGGAAACGGATTCAGATTCAGCTCTCAAGAGGGTGTATCTATCTTCTACGTAGCTGATCAAGGAACTGTAGCTCAGTTCGACGAGATCGATGCTGCCGTTTCTGGGAAGAAGCTCGTGCTTCTTATAGACGATCCAGAGATTCAGGACGTACAGCAGGGCTACTGGACTCTAGGCGACGTAGAAGTGTCTACGGGTAAAAAGAATCTCAAGTTTTACTCTGTTCACGACAATGTCTGCTATACGCTAGAGTACATCAAAGATCTGAATCAGAATCCACCGACTGCTAGCATACAGAGAGGCACTATCGAGATCTCTGGCGTCGAGTACATCAAATTTGACGAACCATCTTCTCCTACCGCTATGTCTGATCTGAAGAACGCCATCGATAGGGCATACGAAGAAGGAAAGATACCTATACCTTATGCCTTCTCTGGATATCAGAGCTATTACCAGTACGTATATTATCTGCCTATCGAAAACAATTTATATAATTATTACTTCTCGTCTCTGCTGTCGTCTGGTACTTTCAAGACACTGATCATAAAGAAGAGCGATAGCGTAACAGAAATAGAGTCATCTAAAGTAGAAATAGACAGAGAATATGTTCAGACAGAAGACGTTGAGCTAGATTCGTGGGTACAACATCAGGATAACTCAGCAGATAGCATTGAGGTTTCTCTGAAGATAAGCTCCACAGACACTAAGACTACAGGCTTCCGGCTTGGTACAGCTAGCGATTCTCTCAAGTGGAATGGCTGGAATCTAATCGTAGGTTCAGTCGGATCATCTGAAAAGACTATCTACATGGTAGGAGCATAGAGAAACTTATGCCGTACTACTATCGCCCGCGCTTCTCAGCTTTCTGTTATGCTCACGCTGTGAAGATGATCGAAGATCCAAATCTCGAAAACTGGTATTCGATCCGCAAGACTAGACCAGTCATACTCGGACCTCAGATCGAATCTAAGCCTGAGTCGATACTGAGAGTCAGTGAAGATGCATATACTGGAGCTATACACGGTTTCGACTACGGATGGGGAGAGACCTGGCTACAAGAATGTTGGCTTCTTCCAGACAAGATGGATCTAAAAGCAGCTAGCAATTCGTTAATGAAGTGCGACACTGTAACAAAATTCATGGGTACCGCTACATACCCTTGGGCTTACTCTACAGACTCTATCGAAAACGAAGGTCTCATAGAGTACAAGTATGTGAGACCTGGAAAGAACTTTCCTGATGATCTCATCAGACGAGAGCTCGGAACGTGGCAGCCGAACGCCGGAGGCTGGAATTCGGACAAGAATCAAGGAGGATTCTTAATCGACCTGAAGAGCATAGCTAATTGGCTTAACGATAATTACAGCGGCTCTCGATCGATAGCCAGAATAGTTCTCGACTTCCTCGGTTTCAACAACAAATCGCATCTCGACCAGGAAGTGTCAGGCAACTTTGGAATTCTTGAAACAAAGACAATAGATCAGCAAATTTATCCTAGAGCTCTGTGTGGAACTCCTGAGACCTACGGCATAAATCTCGGTTCATGGGTTGACACTAATCCGGATGATATGTATGGGAACATGCTAAGTCTACATCTGACTCTTTCAGATTTCAACTTCAGAGACACATCTATCAGAGGAGCGAATAGTGCATTATACTACTTCATGCCGATAGCTTACGATATAGGAGAGGTCGATGGATCTAGACTGCCGCAGAGACCATGTATGAGAATCTCTATAGTCGTCTGCAGCTCATAATCTGAATTTCTCATTCTAGCTTAGGAAGTATATTCGAAAATCTGAACTTTTTAGAACGCTCTGTAGCATCGCTGACCGTGACTGCTGTATTTTCGACATATTTCTTATTCCAGTCAGATTTACCCTTATAGCGACAATGAAGAAGTCGAATCCTCTCGTCTTCTAGCTCTTCTGGACAGTTACCGATTCCGCAGCCAGTCACAGTGCTTCCATCGCACATAAGCGCTCCATAGAAGCACGAGTGCTTCGGAACGTGTCCACCAGCTGGATTCTCCCAGGTCTCCTCGTAGTGTATCAAACCGCAGCGTCTCACTATAGTCTTTATGGTGCCGTCGCCGAGGTGCATGAACGTCTTTGCGAGTTCCGGGTTTTCTGTAGTGCAGTAGTCAAGTACCTTACCAGTCCGTTCCGTGTTGAAGTGCTCAGGGAACATGTGCTTCCAGCGTACACCGAGCATGTCTAGGTGCGGAAACTTGTGGAAATAGTACATGATCGCGTCGTTGACTGTAGGAAAATCACCTATGTCGAGATACTCGTCGTCGTCGATAGGCATCACCCATTCAGCCGAAGAACGGTCGTTTATGTAGCCGTCGTAGAGACGATACTGCCTTGCATGCCCTTCGATCATCTCATAGGAGACTCGATCTCCGTATCGGTCGCATATCGATTTTACGTCATAGTCTGACTCGTTGTCGAACACGTGGATGCGGTCGAACTTTACCTTGAATAGATGCCAGTCGAGCCATTCAACCAGGTCTGCTGGATTCAGGTACTTCGTGAGAAGCATCGCCTCTGTGCGGCATCGGTACTCAGTGGGGTAGTTGATTCTCTTGTCGAAACGGTGCGGATAGACAGGCTTGTTGCATAGGTAGTAGTACTGATCGTAGTTGCTATATAGAGCTACCGGAATATCCTTATCGTGGACGCAGTAAGTCATATACGCTGACTGTATGATCTGTATCGATACAGGCATAATCTTCAATCTATCTACATATCGATAGAGAAGCTTATGTACTATGATCTCATCGAGACGATTAGGTCTCGATGCATCTGTTCCTAGAGTTAGAATGCATCTCCAAGAGTGAGTGAGAAATCTAGACACTTCTCTGCATCTGACATAACCTATGAATGCTTGCCCTATCGATCCTCTGTGCTGTATCGTATTCGTCTTCGCTATCATGCGCTCTGCATTTCTGACTTCAGTGTCAGAAACTTTATCTCGTCTACCGTTCAACCAGAATCGAATCTTGTCTTCATCAGTGCGATAATTGGTCAGCATCGTCATATACGTAGATCTAGTTGAAATAAAGTCTCGAAATATAGGACGTATAGAGCAGTTTAACTGTATAGAAGCATCTATTACGAATACGACGTCAGTGCTGACGTACTCGAATGGATGATATCTCACATAGTAAGAAGCGTATATTGGATCTTTTCCTACTAGCTTATCGTCTACGACTATACGCCATCGAGAGGATTCGACCTTCAAATCGGTAACATATATGTACTCGGCTTCAATGTCGATCGATCTCGGCTCACGAAGCCTATCATATCCGCCGAAGTTGAAAGAGAGAACAGAATATCTAGCCATGACTAAAAATATAAGAAAAAGCTAGACAGACCTATATCTGTCTAGCTTTCTAAAATATAGAATATTCTATTCTTGAGCGTCTGGAACTTCGCTGTCGTGAGGCCCTTGCCAGCCTTTCTCCTCGCTTGCGATGACTCCTTCGCTCGTACCACCTCCGGACCCATCGCCGTAATTGAAGAAGATAGTCTTTCCAGACTCGCCGTCATAAGCACATGACATCGGATAAGACACGTACTCGTTGGGAGTAGGATCATCTTTGCTTATAGTATTCTTAACTAAAACGGTCAGGCATTTTCCATTCTCTATAGCTGTATAAGCTTCTAGAGGCGTCATCGAAGCCGATCTCAGATGATAGTTAGAGCCGTCTGGATAGATCTCTAAGATGACGACACCGTTACTGCTGTCACCTCCGCCTCCACCAGTAGCGCGTAGAGCACCGGAGTTGTCGAACTCTAGGCCACCGTCTTGTGCTAGATTTATTCCTAGTCTTCCATTGAAGTTCTTCAATCCATATACATCTCCACCCGATCCGAGATAGAGATCTAGCTCTCCGTATCCGACATGTCCAGCCTTTCCGATGGTGATAGGAGAATGATCAGCTATTCTGACGGATATCTCGTCATTGTCGATGTTGATGCCCGTTCCAGGACGATAGCTTCCGCTAGTTCCGCTCGTCTCTTCTCCGTTCGGTCCTATAGCGACTAGAGAGTAGCTCTTTCCAAGAGCGTGAATCTTAGTGTCGCAGGAGAAAGTCTTGTCTCCGTTGAAGTCGATACAGGGCAGTGGCACTTTCTCGAATCTCTCATAGTAGTACACGCGATACTTGTAAGAGTGTCCAGCTCCGTTGAGGACTTGAACGATCGTATCGAGATAGCTCCTCTGGTTCGTGTACTTATCGCTAAACGCATCTTCTGTAGTAGAGTACGGAACATCTTCATTGCCTTCAGCTATCGTGATGTCGATATATTCTAGGCTTGGATCAGTAATCTGAGACAAGTCGATCGATATTAGCGAGAAGTCGTTCACGTTCAGAGCCAGAGCGCCGTCTACGATCTCATCGTTAGAAGGACGATATCCGTTCACTGAGTAGTGATAGCTCCATCCTCCGACGTCATTTCCATTGATCCATCCGAGGCTCCTTCCGTCTCCTCCTCCGCTACCGTTCACTTGTAGCGTATTGTAGTAATCTACGAAAAATGGAGAGCTGTGACGTAAATCTCCAGTGAATATCCCTAGCTCCTCGTTGCGATCGAAGTAGAGACCTCCCTCAGATTTGAGCTTCAGCTTTGATCCGCTCGGCGGGGCTGCCCATACGACATCGTCTGAGCTTCCGATCGTAAGCACTTCGCCAGAAGTGTGTCCCGCAGTGTCTGGCAGCTTGCTACCGATCTCGGCGAGAGGAACCCGGTAATTCTCAGTGCTGCTGCCAAGGCCAGTGCTTCCGATAGCGACGATCTCTGCGCTGTCGAGATATGCGCTCTTCTGCTCTTCCGATAGACCCTCGATAGAGGGATAATCTGACATCTTTCTTCCAACTATCGTATCAGACATCTTTAAAAACTCCATTTTTAGTATTTATAGCATCGTGCAGAGAAAACTAGCCCATCTTTAGTGGAGAGATGGACACCATAGAATGCTACTTCCAGTCGCTCGGTATCGCAGCTAGCTCAGCTCTACCCGTCGGCGTGTCAGAGCCACAGTCCCTGAAAGTGCTGGCATGAGAGGGTACTGGACTCTTAGATCTCGCCCGACGATACAGATCGAGAGCGCCTCTCTCGACCTTCGTACAGCCGTAGAACATGCCATTCATGTTCGTGACGCTAGTCAGATCATACTCGGGCACTTCTTCGAGAGCCCAGCAGTTG